ATTATCACCTGATAAAGCTAATGCTGTACTTTCGAATTTTTTAACATTATATCCACTTCTACGTGTATTAAACAATAATGTACCACGAGCATATAAAGCATAGCTTGGTGCATCAACATCTAAGTAATCACTTGTAAGTAAACTAGTAATAGTTGGAATATCAGCAGTTACTGGATTAACGTTTCCGTTAGTTGCCCATCTTGCATCAGCAAACAGTATACCGTCTGTTGACACTTGATCTGTATTATCTATTAATGACCAAATAGTACCATTGTAACGATAAAGCTGTGGATAATTTTCTAAGTCACTAGTATCAAGCCAAAGGTCACCTGCTACTAACTGTCCATCACTACTATTAAGTGTTGGTTTAGTTGCACTTAATATTGGACCATTCGCATCAGTATTTGATAGGTTAAATCCACGTGCATCATTAGTTACATTTCTGTATCCTTTCCAAGCAGTACCATCACTAATTAATATATCAACTTCAAGTGCAGTATTATAATACCAAAGAGTTCCATCATTTGGATTAGTAAATGGTTCAGTAGATGAAAATGTATAAACTAGTGCTTTAAACGGACTTGCTAAAAATACACTACCAGCTGACACTATTTGTACATTAGTTGCAGTACTTAAACCAGCTGTTGTTAGTGGTGTACCTGTTCCGTATGTCATTTTAATAGTACCACCAGCTAAGTGTGAAAAGCTAATAGCACCGTCGGATTCAATTGCCGCTACTAAGTTTGGTAATCCTTTAGATAATACATCAGTTACTAAAGTTGTAGCTGTTGTACCAGTTAGTGTAACAGTAGCACTTTGTGTTGTTGTTGTAGCTGGAACACTTACTTCAAGTGTAAATGAATCATTAATACTATATGACGCACTACCACCTGCCGCTGTACCTGTAATTTTTAATGTACCTTCAACTGCTTTGCGGTATACCTGTGCAGTTAAATCATTTGCTTCTGTTGTATCATATCGTACGTACAATGAACCAACTGCTAAATCACTTCCTCCAGCAACCGGACTTAATGCGTATATTGCCGCATTATCACTGCTATACAATGGAGAAGCAACATCTATGAAAGACGATGTTATAGTTGAATATATTTTAGTTCCATAGTCTGCACCATCACCTGTTGATGATGTTTTAAGCCAGACTGAGCCAGCTGGATGGGTATCAGTGTCTGATTGTTTCCAAGCAGGCACACTAGCATATGTGTCAAACGAAACTGTTGGTACTGCAACAATTTTAGTATTACCTGTATCGAATGAATCCCATAAACCTAATTTAAGTGAACAATCAACACCACCAATACCATTAGTGCCGCCAATTTCAATTTTTACGTTTCCGTCTTTTAATACTATATTACCTGAACTTGCTGAATTGTCATCACCAAATAATTCAAGTTGTCCTGAGCTATTTGCTCTAGCACTAACGCCTTGAATACTTGCACCAACAATATCAGCCGCCGCTGTTGTAACTGTAGTACCTGACATTGTAACATTGGTACCGTTAATTCTCATTTTCTGACCAATAGCTAAGTTAGCTGGATTAGCAATTAATCCTGTAATAGTCGGAACACCATCTTGCCATCCTAGACTACCAACTAAATTCCAACTATTGTCATATCTTTTCTTATAAATTGGATTTGATGTACTTGTTGTAACAACTGCATAGTCGCCAATTGCGCCAACTGATGTAAGAGGAACTGTTCCACTTACGTCGTCTGTACTTGTAATAACTGTAGGAGTTTGTTTAACAAATGTATTTCCATCTGCACCCCATTCGTAAATACCCCAATCAGTTCCTGTAGCACTTACATCTAACCAGTAAGTATCATTTGCAGGAGTTCCTGTTGGACGAACAGTTGTACCACCTAGTTCATCTAAATTAACATTAGCACGTTGAACATAAACTTGATTACTAACACCTAATGCACTATAGGCCGCTAATAAACCATATTCATTTTGCTCATCACCGTTTATAGGATTACCAGCTGTGTCTGTTTTAAATTCAATATTTCCGTATTTGGAAACTAAGTCTCTTTGACTAGTAATTGTGTATATTTCATCAGCTGTTGCTTGTGTAGTGTATGCCGCAGTTCCACCAGCTGGATTTTTCTTGTCTTGGGCTGTAGCAAGTAAAACATAAGCAATTGAGCCTGCCGCTGTTGGTGTATACTGACTTTCGTCTGATACCGTTACCTGTACTCCGGGTGATATAAGTGCCATTTATCTTTCTCCATTGTGTTACTATAAATTCAAGTGTGTGTTGCTTTGTAGTATTTATAATTATATTGTAATTTCACTGGTGTTAACCGCCCTTTTAAAGGTTCGTTGTTTACGATACTTTATAAATAGATATATGGAAGATAAAATTAGAAATTTATGTACTGTTTGTCGTAAAAAACCCCGTGCTGTTAACTATAAACGTAAAGGTAAGACATATTATCGACGTCGATGCGACAGTTGCATTAGAGCAGGTAATAACTTATCTGTTCCTAAACCATCATGGTTCATTGCTGGATATAAAAAGAAACCACATTGCGAGAAATGTGGATTTGTTGCTAAACACAAAGAACAGCTTTTTGTATACTATATAGATGGTAATTTAAATAACAATTCACAAAGTAATCTTAAAACTATCTGTGCTAACTGTCAGTATGAAGTTGCTCGGGCTGGGTTAGGGTGGCGTCAAGGGGACTTGGTTCCTGACTTCTAAGCATTGTTTCTACGTACTCATATAGCTCTGCTGGAGTGCCGTTGTTGTCGAGTATTGCATCAAAGTTACTTCCGACCCAGGAATATTCACTAGCGTGTATGTTTTGATCTTGTAGTATGCCTTTGCTTAATGCCCAAGTCATATTACGTTTATGCCCAGCATTAAAACTTACAGCGGCATCATACCATTCAGGTTTAGGACCTCTACTAACACTAATACAGATTCCTCCTGCTTTTCGTATAGCTTTAAGTTCATTAGGAAAACGGCAATCGGTAATAACAATGTCATCTGTTGCATTTTCTAGTCTATTTTCTAGCCCGGCTATCCACATATCGTTATGAAACTTCTTACGTACTACATCTGTTCCCCAATATTGTAATACCCATCGTGGAGTTAGATTTGGCATATCTAAACGTTTAGCCCACCATTGATCAACCTGCTCACGCCACTCACGGCTTTGCTTTGATCTTCCTTCTAGTGCTTCTCTGTCCCAATTGAATGCGGCCGCGACTGCGTCCTTTAATGAATTAGCAAAACTTTCTCTGCGATATTGATGTATGTTAACTAGATAATCTGCGATAGTATCTTTACCACTACCCATGAACCCACAAATACCGATAATTTTGCTCATTGAAATCCTTTAACCAATAATTAATTACATAATAGTATTATACAACGTTTCTTACTAAAGGTCTAGAGAGGATTAACCAGTTATCCACCACATTGGTTGTCCACCATCGACATAGTTCTTGATATCATTGTCCAGTTGCTCTAACATAGCAAACCCTTCTGCTTTAAGTGCTGACCCGTTTAGTGCTGTTCCGCCTTGTGGTCCTGCAATTACTGCGAATTTCTCACGTGCTTGTCCTATACTAATCATTACTAGTGCATAGGCATAGTCTTGGATCCACGGAAATGTCTGCGGATCACTTAATAACATCTGATCTGGTTTTTGATTGTAACACCATAGCATTACAGGTTCGGCATAATCTCCTGGAGGGTCTGCCAATTCGCCACCTTGATTAGGAATTCTTCTTATAATAGTTAATTTTTTAGTTACTTTATTCCAAGTAAAGTTTATATACCCACCGAACATAGTCATTGCCAGTTCTTGATAACCAGTAAACAATTCATAACTACCTAAGCCACCAACACGTCCTGCTACAAGCATATATGTATTTAGATAACCTGATGCAAATGGTTCAAATTGACTTGCTGTTGTTCCTGTTACTGATCCAATTCCACGTCGGAATATCTGTTTAACATCAACGATGTCATTTGGAAGTATGTATTCTTGTGTTTCAGGTAATAGATCTAAGAAAGCATAACTTTCTTCTAATGAGTTTGAACTACGTTGTTTGTAACGTATTAATGCCTGCTTAATACCCATTTGAAAGTGTTCTAGATCTGCTTCAACATCAATCATACCATCACCTAACCTTAGGCGTATGTAATCAGTAATCTCTGAATACTTCGAGTTTACTGTGTCTAATTGTGCTTGTAAATTGGCATCAAAGGCAATATGTCCTGCACCTGTTCCGGTAGTAGCACTAAAAAGATTCTTGTCTTGAAGACTTAAATTAGCGGTAAGGTTGCCCGACGTCGATGATACATTTGCTGGTAAAGGTGTTGCCATCTAGATTGTCCTGTGTTTTTATTATTTATCAGAACACACAGGTTAAAGTTATATTATTTTAATCAGGATTGTATCTGAATTAACTCGACCGTTAAGTTTGATTGCTGTTGTTTTAATATTACTTAAGAACTTACGTAACTGTACTTTGTTAGATTTCATTAGTTCTTTCAATTGTAATTCTGGTTTCCTTAGTGTTTTTTGTGTACTGTCGCTATCACTAAATCCTATAATGCTAGTACCTTTAACACCTAGATTATCATATGCTCCTTTGACATACTTACCTAGCTTTCTGTTTTTAACATTATACACCCAAAGCTCGCTGGCACCAATAATATCCACTGGATTGATAGAAACTATTTTAAGTTTATCATCGCCTTTGTTGTACTTGAGTTTAGAAACTAGCTTTTCTTTTGCAGGCGGTTTACGCACTCGTGCTTTCTTTGTAGCTTTCTTAACTTTTTCGTATGCATCAAGATCTTCAAACAGTTTAGAATAAAACATTTCAAATCGTTTATAGTCAACTGCTTTATAGTGGCTATAACCTTCTTTCAATTGATCGTCTTGCCCACTACGTGCTTGTATTAGTTCTTGTCTGTGTACTTCAAAGAATCCTGCAATTTTTTTAATTAGTGCCTGTGG